GATGCGATTACTCCTATGGTTACTCTTCTGGTTAAGAACGTAATCCCGGCAATTCAGGACTTTACTAGCAATCTTGGCGAGAAGCTTGCGCCAGTCATGAAGGTTATTCAACCAATTATCAACGGACTTCGTTCAGCGTTTAACGCAGTTAGCGGATCACTTAAAGAAAATAACGAAGAACTTCAGCCCTTCTATAATTTCATGAAGGCTATCTATAACTTTGCTAAAAATTATTTAGCGCCAGCAATTGGCGAAACTCTTGGCTTTGCTTTTAAGGCTTTAGGCAAAATTCTTTCTGGAGTTATTGACCAGTTTGCAACTATGGTTTCATTCCTTACATCGATTTATGACAAGATTAAAGGAATTCTTGATGCTATTGGTAAGGCACCAAGTTCAGTCAAAAATTTCTTTTCTGGAGCTTCTTTTGAAACTGGGGCTACTTCACCTGCTGCTACTTTTTCTCCAGCACCTTCAATGCCTTCTGATGGCATGATTACATATAACCCTTCAACTGGGCTTAATTACAACCCTAATGCTGGAACTACTAACATCACGGTAAATGGCGCTATAGATCCTGAATCTACTGCTCGCCAAATCGTTGGACTTCTTAACGATTCCTCAGCTCGAGGAACTTATGGCGCTTCAGGGCTAGTCTTTGCATGACAGCGTGGACACCGACCTATAAGGTTTTAGTCGATAGCCAAGAAGTAACTGACGTCACTATTGCCAACCTGACCGTTACCTCAGGACGTACTGATATCTATGCTCAGCCAGTAGCAGGCTATTGTCAACTCTCATTAATCAACGTCAATAATTCTAGTTATAATTTTACGGTTGGAACTTCCCTAACAGTTGAAGTGACAAATTCCGTTGGAACTTATGTTCCAATCTTTGGAGGTTATATCTCCGATTTCACCATTGCCATAAACCGCGCTGGAACTATTGGATATACGACTACTGCAACCATAACGGCTCTTGGAGCTCTTTCAAAGTTGCCTAAGATTATCGATACAGGAATTCTTTCTAGCGATCAAGATGGCGACCAGATTTACACCCTTCTTTCAGGCTATCTTTTAGGTCAATGGAACGAAGTTCCAGCAGCTCAAACTTGGGCTACTTACAACCCTACTGAAACTTGGGCTAATGCTGTTAACCTCGGTCTAGGTGAAATTGACCGCCCAGGCGATTACGAAATGATAGCTCGTTCATCGAGCGACACAGACCTTTATTCTCTTTGCTCTGAAATTGCTAATTCGGCTTTTGGGTATCTTTATGAGGATGCTAATGGAAACATTGGTTATGCCGATTCCACCCATAGGCAAGATTATCTAGCTGCTAATGGCTACACGACTTTAGACGCTAATCATGCTAATGGCATAGGCTTGGCTTCTACAACTAGGGCTGGAGATTTAAGAAACTATTTCCATATCAATTATGGCAATACTGGTTCAGGTCAATACACATCTCAAAACACTCAGAGCCAATCTCTTTATGGCATTTATGCCGAATCTTTTACTTCTAGAATCAAAAACGCTGGCGATGCTCAATCACTAGCAGATCGATATATCGCCTTGCGAGCTTTCCCATATGCCAAATTTCAAGCAATTACTTTTGTCCTTGGCAATCCCGAAATCGACAATTCGGATCGTGACGCTTTGCTGAATATCTTTATGGGTCAACCCGTCTGGATTCAAAATCTCCCAGGCAATATCAACGACGGCTCTTTTCAGGGCTACATTGAGGGCTGGACATTCAGGGCTAGCCTTAATAATCTAAGCGTGACTTTCAACGCTTCTCCAATAAACTTCTCCCAAGTTACTGTAAAATGGGAGCAGGTATCAGCATCCGAGACTTGGAACACCCTAAGTCCGACCCTCACATGGAATAACGCGATAGGAGCCGTAGCCTAATGGCAACAACTACAACCAACTTTGGCTGGGATATTCCTCAGTCGACTGACTTAGTAAAGGATGGCGCAACCGCCATTGCTGCACTTGGACAGGATATCGATACAGCTTTTGTCGACCTTAAAGGCGGCACAACAGGACAGGTATTAGCTAAGGCATCAGGAACAGATCTCGATTACACATGGACAGATGCGACGACTGGCGACATTACAGGCGTGACTGCTGGTACTGGTATTTCAGGCGGTGGCACCTCTGGAACTGTAACCGTTACCAACTCAATGGCTACCGCTATTGATGCTAAGGGAGACTTAATTGCTGGAACCGCAGCAGACACATTTTCTCGCTTGGCAATAGGAACAGACGGACAAGTTCTTACCGCAGATTCAACAGCTGCAACTGGCATGAAATGGGCAGCAGGTGGAGGCGGAGGTTTCGTTGGAGCTTACGCTTACATTACTGGCAATGGTTACGACATTTCTAACTCAACTTACACAGATCTCACTTTTGATGGCGAACGATTTGATACAAATACGTTTCACAGTAACAGCACAAACACAAATCGTTTGACAGTCCCAAGCGGAAAAGACGGTTATTATCGAGTAACTGGTTCAATTACTTATGATGCAAGCGGAACAGGTAGCCGTCAGTTAATCCTTTGCTTTAACGGATCACGAACAAACACTTATTCTCAATGGCATGAAATGGGCGGTGTTTCTACTGGTCCAGTAACACTCTACGTTGACCTCGTGGTTTATGCGGTTGCTGGAGATTACTTCTCATTGCAAACTCGTCAAAGCTCAGGTGGAAACTTATACGCTTGGGGTTGGAACTTTGGTGGCGTTGCAGGCGGTGGCGCAGGTTCTACATTTATCCAATGTCAATATCTAGGAGCATAACGTGATTAAATTTAATAAACCAGAAAACCTCAATGGAGCAGAATTAATTGAAGAATTAAAGACTGCTGGCGTTGCAATTACAGAATCTCCTTATGTCGATGCTAAGGGAGATTTATATCTTGAGATTAATGACGCAGATGCTAAAAAGTCAGAAGCGGTAGTTGCTAAGCACGATGGCTCAACGGTTGCGACTGAACCATCAATCGCCGAGAAACTTGCTTCGGTTGGTCTTTCCATCGAAGAGCTTAAAACCGCTTTATCGTCATGACCCCAAAGTTATGCAAAGCAGGGCAACAATTAAGGCTTCAAATTGACGACTCATTCGGTGATCGTGACAGGCGAAGTGATGGATGGGTCGGCGACGTCCGTCATGCATCGCGTCCTTCTGACCACAATCCTGATGAACAAGGTATCGTCCGAGCCATTGATGTTGACAGGGATTTATCTGGAAAGGCAAAGCCCGACCTCATGCCTGACCTTGCAGACCAGATTCGACTCTGCGCAAAGTCTGGCGATAAGAGAATTAGTTACATTATCTTCGATGGTCGCATCGCATCGTCTAAGAAGGCTTGGGCTTGGCGTCCTTACGATGGGATTAATAAGCACAATCATCATTGCCATATCAGCTTTACCAAGAAGGGCGATGCAGATGGCTCGTTCTTTAATATCCCAATGATAGGTGGAACCGTATGAACATGAAGAACCCTTATGTAATGAGCATCGGCGCTTTTCTTGCCGTATGGGGAACAACCTCTAATTTTGCTCTCGATTACCGAGCCATTCTTGGTTCTCTAGTTGCTGGCGTATTCGGTTACGCAACTCCTAAGAAATGAGCGGCGTAGACTACGCAGCTTGGGCTGTAGGAGTAGTTACAGTCCTTGGTGGAGTAGCCTCATATACGCAGTTTATGATTAAGCATTACCTGACCGAACTCAAGCCCAACGGCGGCTCAAGCATTAAGGATCAAGTCAATCGTTTAGAGACGCGTGTCGATACCATAATCGAGATGTTAGGTAAGTAACACTTATCTCATGGCGAGAACTAAGAAGGTTATTGACCTAGACGCATACTCTGCGCTAGACCAGTATTGCATCGCTTTGCATGTTTATTACACCAGTCTTCGCAAGGCTGGCTTCTCTACTGATATGGCTTTCTGGCTTCTACTAGATCGTGATTCTTATCCTGATTGGATTCTGCCTGCAAAACCCATCGAGAAAATCTCGGGTAATGACTACGAGGACGACGACGAGGACTAATGACAGTAAAAAGAATTGCTTGGATTTCAGATATTCAAGCTCCTTTTTTTCATGAAGCAGCAGTCAAAAATCTAGGCAAGTTTCTAAAGGCTTATAAGCCTCACCAAACCATCTGTATCGGTGATGAGATTGACCTTCCACAACTTGGGGGCTTTGCACAGCCATGGCAAGAGGTCGAGGGCAACATCGATGAAGATCGTAAGTTGACCTTAGAGATTCTTGAATATCTTGGGGTTACGGATGTCGTAGGATCTAACCATGGCGCTCGAGTTTATAAGTCTCTATCTCGCAGGCTCCCAGCATTTATGAACCTCCCAGAGCTGCGCTACGACAAGTTCATGGGTTACGACAAGGCTGGGATTAAGTATCATCCTAACGGCTTTGACTTTGCTCCAGGTTGGCATACCTGTCACGGGGACGCTTTTCCATTATCAAATAAGCCAGGACAAACCGCCTTGAATGGTGCTATGCGCATGGGCAAGTCAATCGTTTCAGGTCACACGCACAGACTGGGGCTATCAGCCCATTCTGAGGCTTCTGGAGGCCGATACGGGCGTATTGTGTGGGGAGTTGAGGTTGGCAACCTGGTTGACCTTGCAAGCCCTGGTATGGGCTATACAAAAGGTTATGCGAATTGGCAGATGGGCTTCGTTGTAGGCACTTTGCATGGCAAACGCTTTACGCCTGAACTAATCCCAATCGACCCAAAAGATGGCTCGTTTATCTATCAAGGCAAGCGTTATGGATGATTTAGATATGGACATCAGCCGAGACATCGATGACCATGTTGACGACTTAGAATTGTTACCGTTTCGTTATCAAAGTCTAATCAAGGTTCAGCTTCCCCTAGGGTAGTTTTCTCTTAGTGCCGAAACACGGCACGAAGGGAGCAATATGAACCACGATCACATAGTGCTAATGGGAATGATTCTTGGAGCAATTCCAGCATTTCTCATTGGATACGCAAAGGGACACGAACACGGCAAAATTGCAGGCCGCATCGCTTACCGCAAGTCACAGCGTCAGCTACAGCAGGTTGGTCGATGAACGCCCGTGACTACCTCAACGAAGCTAAGGCAACCATCCAAGACCGAGGAATTGACTACGGTCATCCTTCGGACAATATGCAGCGCACCGCCTCACTCTGGAGCGCATACCTCGAAATGCCCGTTACTGATTATCAGGTGGCAATGTGTATGGCATTGGTCAAAATCGCAAGAAGTATGGAAACTTCGAAGACAGACACTTTTATCGACTTGGTCGCATATTGTGCGCTGAGTGCCCAACTCGCAACAGAGGAGAACGACCTATATGTTTAATTTAGATGATTATGAGACAGTTGAAGAACGCCTAGTAAAGTATTGGAAGGATCACCCAGATGGTCAGATACATACAGAAATCCTTGAGCATACTGCTTCTAGGTTTATCGTTAAAGCTAGTATCTTTCGAACTGAGGCTGATGCTAGACCTTGGACGACTGGGGTCGCTGAAGAGACGATTCAGGGTCGCGGCGTTAATGCTACTTCCGCTCTCGAAAATTGCGAAACGTCTGCGATTGGTCGTGCATTGGCTAATGCAGGATATGCAACTAAAGGCAAGCGAGCATCTCGGGAAGAGATGAGCAAGGTTGCAAAAGGTGTCCAAGTAGCTTCTCAGGTTGCAGAAGTTAAAGCAAAGATGGCTGACACTTCTAAAGAATACGTTCCAGTTCAGAAAGCAGATGATCCATGGACTCAATGGGAAGCAGCGCCAGTTCAGACACTCGAGCAAGCAGTCGAGACGGTGAAGGATGTCCTTGGTGGCACTCCAGCAGACGAGAGCTGTATTCATGGTGCGCGTGTATGGAAAACAGGAACTTCTAAGGCTGGCAAGGCTTGGGGACATTGGAAGTGCATGGCTCAGATTCTCGGAGATGCAGAACGTTGTGATCCTATCTGGTATGAAATAAGTGCAGATGGCACTTGGAAACCGCAGGTGAAACGTGGGTAAGTTATATTTTCAGAATCAAGATAACGAATGGGAAGAATTTCCAGATGAAGAAGCAATGGCTCATATTCGAGCTTCTGCTCAGATTCTTCAAGACATGGGATGGGCGATTATCTGCGATAGTTGCAATGAACACCCAACCATTGCACAGATTAAAGAGCGCTACATGAAGCAGGCTTGGACTTGTAAATGTGGCACAGTCAATTCAGCAGGTAAAGCATGAGAGGTTATATCAATCCCTATGACGATTATGTCTATCAGGGATTCGGTGGAGTTGATAATTGCGATTACTGCGATCAATGTACCCACATAACCGAATGGCTTAGACCAGATGGATTTGTATCATTTATCTGCGAACGTTGCAGGATTAACAAACGTTTTCCTGAGATTAAGGCATAACCTAATCAATGCCAAGTCAAAGCAGGAAACACCGAGGCTTTCGTACTGAGCGAGTGGTAGCCCAATACCTTTCGCAGTGGTGGAGAAGCGCAAGCATCGGTAGAGGGTTTGGCAAGGATATACACAATGTCCCGTTCGACATTGAGGTAAAGGCGAGAGCCGACTTCAAGCCCCAAGAGTGGTTGCGTCAGGTTATCAAGAGGTCAGACCGCAAAGAGCTGTCTGCCGTGGTGGTTCGTTGTAATGGCATGGGCGAAGATGCTGCACAGTATCTTGCATTTATGCGATTTGATGACTTGGTGCAATTACTTCTTCGTGCAGGTTACGGAGATATACAGAAAGATTCGGTAGAATTAGAGCCTGAGAGATGCGCTGTATGCGGATCGTGGAAGTTAGAGGATGTGCCATGCCGCACTTGCCAGGGCGTAATTAATGCCAATCTATGAATTCGAATGTACCAACGAGGAGTGCGAGGCTAACTTGCGCTACGAGAAGGAGTTATCAATCCATGAACCACATTCAGTTATATGCAGCTTCTGCCATAGCTCAATGCAGAAGATTTACTCAGTTCCTAACATCCAATTTAAAGGTTCAGGGTTCTATTCAACAGATAACTAATTATGCACAGGTTGTTGATAACTTTGCACAAAGGTTAACTTCACGCTCACGACACGCCCATGTTATCCACATGCTTGACCTGCCGAGTACACTCTTGGCTAGAGCCCTCGGGGGCTCAGAGCGGCCGCTTAAGCGGATAGGCCGCTCGGTAGCAATCGTTATTGGGATATCTCTATGCTTACCTATGAGTCATGCAAGTAGTGGCTCAATAGATGCCATTGAACCTAAGCAATTCATTAGACTTTCAATGGATAAAAAAGAAGCTGTATGTCTTATAAGACTCTATGGAAAAGAGTCAGCATTTAATCCTTATGCAATAGGTAACTTAACTGGTAAGTACCATACTTACGGAATACCTCAGATAAAGAATCCAATCATCTATGATAAGAGTCCTATTGAGCAGATTAAGTACGGCATTAAATACATAGATCATAGATACGATGGCAATGCGTGTAACGCATGGAGCCATTGGTTAAGGAAAGGCTGGCACTAATGAGATGCTTCTTCTTCGGTCATGCGTTGACCTACTGGAACCATGAGTCTATTCATTATGCAATGTGCAACCGATGCGGCAAAAGCTTCTATGTCAAGTCTTAAACAGTCAGGCTCTACCTCTAAGTGGAGACGGATAAGGGAACAGATCATCAGAAGAGATGGATGTTGCCAGCAATGCGGAGCAGAAGAGAAGTTAAGCGTTGACCACATAGTTCCACGCTCCCTTGGTGGAGACGATAACCCTAGTAATCTTCAAGTTCTATGTTCTACTTGCAATAGTGCTAAGGGGGGTAGGTTTTTTGAGAGGCACAGAACACAGAT